CCCCCTTCTTTTCTATTAGCCAAATATGTCCATCCTCACTAATAAATAAGCGCTCTTTGGTAGGATCATATGACTCCGGATCAAATCCTAAATAGAGCATCATGCTCGTTAGGTCCGTTAGGTACTGCATGTGGTTCTTCTCGTACTCTTCAATAAGCTCATGGATCTGCGCCTGCTCGTAGGTAAGCCGATCATGCCACTTCCTCATGAACTCTGCATCTTCAGAAGGAAGGACGCCGATGTAGCGCCCCTCTTGGTTAATTAGCTTGTCATTGGACTTAGTATTTTGCCTATTTAACCGTTTTCCTGACTTAAGACTGATAACTTTGACCATAGGCTATTCCTCCATAGTATCTAGGTAAAGTTCGTAGGCCTCAGCACAGTGACTACCCTCACACCCAGAAGAATTACCACCTGGAGTACTATAAGTACCCCTAAGCTCTCTATCGAGAGGGCAGTGTTCACAAAGATCGTCACCTAGGTCTTCTCTAATCCTACACATAGTCTAACTACCTCCTAGTATTCGTACTGCAACCCCTTTAGTTCTACCACGTTTTAAAAGCTCTGCGTTCGACCTGTTAGCGTAGACGTCTAATATGCGTCCTTTTACTGCTCCCCCTGTGTCCTCAGCTCTTCGTTTTAAAATACTGCCATCAGGCATGTGAATCTCGATCCATGTTCCTAAGGGTATAATCCTAGGATCAACTCCTACTGTCCGGCCAGCTATGGTCTGTCCTCCACTAGCTGTTGTATAGGTTATGCCATCGTTGTTATACCATGTGACTTCAAAATCACATAAAAGGTCTAAGTCACTACTACGGGACTTCTGAGGTTCTGGTTTAGGTGGTACTACAACTCTTTGGTAGTCTTGGGGAAAGCCACTCGCTACAGTATGAATACTAGGCTTAGGCATAAGATGCTGCTCTTGGTATGAGATCAACAGAAGTAATATAAATATAAGAAGTACTTCAATTGCAATTACTACTTTTAACCTCACTTAGTCACCACCCTAAACAGTATGATTCGGTTTGTGGCATATTAGGTACAATCTACGGTTACATCGTGAACAATAGGACAAGACACGGTTAGAAACAAAATGCCTTTTAAACAAAACGTAGGTAAAGTCTGTATGCTCAAAACTACAAGACCTGCACCGCTCTAACATTAACACCACTTCCTTATAATTAAGGGACCCCCATAGAAGGTCCCTCGTATTTACTTATCGATTGACCTTGTTTATGTGGTTACAGAAGCTACACTTTTTTGTGTTCCCGGTTCCAAGCTTCTGGTAGGTTGTTTCCTTATGGCACTTGGTACACTGGATGGCTTTTTTACCCTCGGTGTTAGTATATTCAACTGTTTCAGAAGCTTCTGTAGGTGGTGCTAGGTTAAGCTCTCCACCCGCGCCAAACATGTGATCAATCTGAGCTGTATCTTCTAGCTCAACCTCAGAAGCCGTACTTGGATCTACAATGATAAATTTAATAGGATCTAGGGCACCCATTCTAACTAAAGTCTCAAAGGCTTCTTTTGTAATCCCAGTAGGTACCTTCCGGCTGTCAAATCGAATGTCTTTACCACCAGTACTTACAGACATTTCCCACACCAGTTCCTCTGGACACCCTTCCTCGGGTTTAGTAGCGCAGCCGTGGTGGATGTCATTCCAGCAGTGATCAAAGAACTCACATTTTTCTTTACCTTCTCCCCATGAGCATGGGAACTTACTCGGATCCGTTGAGCACCTTGGAGGCATAACCTCTTGCATAGGGTTATCAAGTTCCCCGGCCTCGATCTTCAGCAGCATTTCTTTAGTGTTCCACAGCTTGTCAAGTCTCGGTACTAGGCCAACTTCCTTATCGCTTCCGAAGAATCGGTCATTATTAATGACAACCCGGTGAACTCCATTACCAGCCTCAATCTCCCCATGAAGATCCGGATCAAAAACATATTCTTGACCTTCATGTAGGTCAGTCCAAACAATTTGGATTTCGCAGAGGTCATTTGACCCTTTACATTCAACAAAGATTGACCCGTATGGTGTGTTCAGCATGTACATGTAAAAGGATAATTGGTCAATGTATCCAGTGATCTCTGAGAGTTTACCACCTTTGAGGGACTTAAATCCAAAGGGATTCATGGTCTTAATGTCAGCCACCATAGTAATCTCTTCATAGGTTGAGTTTCCTTCAGCGTCAACTTTGAAAATTCCTATTTCCTCTGCAAAGTCATCATCAATGGACACTTCCATCTCAAACTCTTCAGTTTCTTCTCCAGCCTCGTTAAGCTTTTTAACCGTGTTAACGGTTGTCTTACCAAGTGCATGGGCTCTTAGAACATTCATATCGAGTAGTCCGTCGTAGTGCCCTGCCCACTCCCATGGATACTTAGCTAAACCTTCGGTGTCGTCCCTTGAGGAAAGGCGCTGCTCCATGGATATTAGTACTCCCATGTCCTCCCATGCCGTTTGGTATCTTTCATGCACTTTATCACCGTTCTCCAGCTGCCTAAGACTCTTAGCAGATCTGCCTTTAGTTGGCAGTTGGTGTTTAAAAAAGCTGTAGATAATCTTCCGGTCACCACTGCCTAGTTCCGAAGCCCTGAAAAACTCCTTAGGCCCCGTCTTATCCGAGTATTGACCTTTCTTAGCTTCTTTGTACTCCCGGCTTGCTACTTGGAATGAGTTCATAGCTTGTAATAACACTAATACCAGCTCCTTAAATTCTTTTTTGGTCCATATTCTATTATACCAATAGTCTGTGTCATTATCAACAATTTTATACAACTTTGAACAACTTAATTCAAAAAGAAGACACTGCCCTAGAGCAGTGCCCCACCCGTGAAGAAAGCTAATAGCAGAAGTCTCGGCATGTATACAACACCTGCTAAACCTGCGCAAAGAATAACCATGCCATCACATCTTTTACCTCTATGGCATATCCCATAGATACCTACACAAAGGCCAACTATTGGAATTAAGAACCCTACAATCATATATACCAATAGATCAAGTAACCCCCAGCACTCCATTTTAGCCTTCCGAGCAACACCCCCCATGCAAAACACCAACTTTCTTTTTTACAAGCATACTATGCACCTAGAGCACTTTTGAGACTAACGAGATGCACGTTTACGCTGGTTCAAGGATACCCTATGTGCATGCACTGGATTTCCCATTTTAGGTGTAAAGTCTTCAGCTTTTACACTAGGCACAGGAACTACAGTGTCTATTACATCATCAGGAGTTAACTGCACTTCTGAAGGACCTACGCTTGTTGTTTTTATGGCTACAACTGAGCTAGTGTCCTTCTTGCGGTCATATACAAACCCTCGAAACATGAACAGGGGAATACTAGGATCTTCAATAAGCGGTACTTCTCCTGCATGGCTAAGCACTATGGTATCACCTAGGTTAAGTCTTTTGTGCAGCGATTGGCTCACAATCATTTCCTTAGGCTTATTACAGCCCCGGCTATGAAGATAGTCATCTTGCATCTGAGCTAATGCGTTAAACTCATCAAGTGTCATAACTTATATACCACTAGAGCCAAAGCCTTTGGCGCCCCTGTCTGTATCTTCAACTTTGCCCTCAACAAGTTCCAGTGGCCGGATGACTTCGTTAAATACTAATTGAGCGAATCGGTCACCTTTTCTAATGATATAAGTCCCTTCAGGAAAACGACGAGTAGGTTCTACCATATTATCATGTTCATTGTTCAAGTCTAGAGGGTATCTTAGCTTAGCCGTACGGGTATTGGTATTATGCATAATAACTCCGACCTCACCCCGATAGAAGTTATCCACTGATCCAAGCTTAACGTTTAAACTAGTGCGTGCTGATATACCGCTTCTAGGCCTTACCTGAACTTCCCAACGGTAACCGAAATCATGCAAAGGGTGTTTCGGTACACCCAGCTTAAAACCGAGCCTCATAAGAACTGTTTCTTCAGGTTGAATAATAGTATCTTCTACTGCGTAAACGTCTAGTCCAGAGTCACCTTCAGAAGCATAAGTAGGTGTAATGACCTCCGGGTTTAAGCGCTCAATAATAACCTTTGGTAGGCAGGGTGCTAAAATGGTAGATTCCCCTGACTCACCCTCTGAAAAAATCCAATTACCTTCCCTAAACATGTTAATCCAGCTCCTTCTATTCTATCTAGTTGGTTTATAGGAGTATATAGGCCTTGCCTTCTGGCTATTGCTATGAAGGTTAAACCTATGAATTAAACCTTCACTGATGCACTCAGTCAATAGGGGTCGCAGTGTTGACTTTGGCAACTTATAGACCATACAAGAACGGATACTATCTAAAGTCATCTGATTTCCTGCACCGTGCATCTGGTATAGTTCAGACACTGCGTTAACTATGTCCTGTTTAACAATGTCATGTGGGTATTTAAACTCACCAGCCCTTCTTGTCAACCGCACTGACTCCAAGCGCAGTGAGGGCACCAAGGGCAGCCACTCTGGTGAACTAGTTGCATACCACAGCTAGGGCATAGCATATCACTAGCTTGTTTGATCGTCTCCCCACCAGCTAAGTTGTTCATACTTAACCCCTCCTTTTAGACCTTCTTTTAGTTTTTGTTCCTGCTCAGCCTGCTCCATAAGCTTAACAACTTCTTCCTGCACACTGCATCTCTCCTCACTAAAGCACCAAATAACACAACTCCCACAGTTTTCCCGGGCAGTAGGCTCTTCTGGGTCAAACAACGGGCATCTTCTAGGTGTGTCTACTTCGCACGTAAGGCAACCCTCCTGACCCTTGGTACTTTCCTTTCGTTCTCAGTCCTCCCCTTGCCACCTTTTAAGTAGTCCAACCACCTGCAGTAGCCAATTCCTACACTATCCCATACATGATCGGGTTCCTTCTGAAGGCACTCTGTACCAAGAACCTTGTGTCTGATATAGTGCTGAACTTGTAGCTTACTAGCATTCGTCGCATTTAAGGTTTTTTTCTTCCAGATTCCATTAGAGTATATAGTCACATCGTAGCCCATCTCTCTGCATACAAGGCGCAGGTGTTCAGTTAGATAACTCATCTCTTTGTAGGTCTTTCCTACAAATTTACCCTGCTCTACAAAATCTTCCATAGCAATGAAACTAGGATTAATGGACCTAATAAGTAGTCTAACCTGTGCACCTAGAGTATCAATACGCTCACGGATAGGAACCTCTGTTCCATCATTCAGCTTACTTGTTCTAAAAACACCATAATTTTCGCTTATTCGAGCTTCTGAAGTTCTTAAGTCACAGGATAAAGCAGCGTAACCTAGGTTAGCTGTACCGGGGTCAAAGGCAAGGATCGTTACTGTGCCTAGCTTAGTTGGCATAAATTTTTATCACCAACCTCTCTTTTAGGGACTTTAAGCATTGACGAACCATGTCGAATAGCTTAGTATGTTAGCTATAACATATTTTTGTGTATATACTAAGCTACCCGGTGGCATACTAGTCTTGTACCTGCATACACTGTAATTAAGTCAGGTTAGTTTAATAACTCGATGTAGGGTTAATCGTTATATCAGAGGTGAGCATCTTGAGTCGCTTGATGCAGCTAGAGCTTAAGCTCAGTTTTCCAACCTTAGGAGCTACTCTGACCGTTAGCGTACCTACGTATACGAGTAATTTAAGTTATACCGTAAGTTTTGTCCGACCTGAGTTCCCCCTGGCTCTCTCGTTAGGACACTAAATACCAGCTCTTTTCATATTTCCTTGAAGCTGAATGGCTTGGCGTTGTCCCGCTGAGCTATTCAGCACTTTTTATTAGTAAACGGACAAACGCGTGAGCTTTAGCTTCAAGGTGTTTTAGTGACCTGCTATTGTCTACATAGTGGTCATACTTAAAATCAAGAACATTTGCATCAGATTCATTACTTTCTATGATTCCCACATTGCTGTTAGTAACTAAAAGGGTAATGCAGCCAAGTTCCTCAAAACGTTTTATCTCTTCAGGTTCTCTACAATGAAGAAACATAAGAGCATACTGTGGGTCACTCTGAAATAGCTCAATCTGCTCTGTGCTATACTGGTATGGATGGTCAGAGTATGCGATGGATAGCATTTTTAGGTCTGAGAGAAACTTACGATCTTTCTCAGTTTTAGCCCCATTCCAACCCAGGATAGCCCCAGCCTCTTTCACTTTATCCACTGCTGAAATATTAAAACATGGCACCATCTCATCACAAAAACCAATGAAGGTATCCTTACCGGACCTGCCAGTGCCATTAATAAGAATAACAGGCTTCTTTTTCATATGAATCTCCTTTCTAAGACCTAAGGGTCTTTTTTAGTTTAGTCTGCTACAATGACCTCCGCATAATGCTCAAATGGGAATCCCATATCAAAAGGTACATTACCAAAAATAGCAGATACTAACTCTTTCATCTTCAATAGAGTTGGAATCATAGCCTGCCGCATTTGTGGGTGAGCTTTTGGAGAACACCGCTGAGGGAAGATAGATATTAGCCAGTCTTTAACAGTAGCCGTCATCCATACCTCTGTTTTTAGACTATTGATTAAAACATCTCTAGCTTCCTGCGGTGTAGATCCTTGTGCCAATAAAGCTAGGTACATCTGCTCTGACATTAGACAAGATTCTCTCCATGCATCGTATTTTAGATTTCCTTTTTTGTAGAAGAATGGCTCAATGACTGTGATACCCTTGTCATCATTACCATAATTGCAGTAGCGTGTGCTTTCTTGGCTGAAACTAGCTGACCAGTGCCTAACTAATTCATGTGATATCCCCCGGTCAACGGTGAACTTAATAGATATTTTCTCATGTTCCAAAACTGATAGATGACCTAGTTTAGCTAGCATTGCAACAAACGCTGCTGCAGAAGTGTCTGTAATGTGGTCTTCGCTCTTATAGCATACCCGGCCCTTCTTCTCGATCCTTCGTAGTATCAGATCCCAGTCTTGACTTTCAATTTCCACGGATGGTTGAATAATATGCATTTAATCCAGCTCCTTTAAATTTCACTCGAAGTGAAAGAATAACTCTTCATAGTCCTCTTGAATCGTGACTACACCATGGGTTAACCTAAAATACCGGACAATAGGAGAGAAGGCTGTGACCTCGGCCTTAAGCTCAGGCCTTTGGTAGAACCCTGTTACCTTAGACAATTTTTTTAGGATATCAAAGCTAATGATTAGCTTCTTAGGTAGTACTCCGGTCCAGTAGACATAATTAGTTTCCGTGGCCTTCAGAAGGTTAAAGAAGTCCTCCATGTTCTCAGGGGTAAGTAGTTCTTTTTCGTTAAGCACTAGACAATCGCCCCCTTAGCTTTAAGTTCGTACATAATATCCATAGCCTTAACAACCCCCATTAACCCCTTACATAGCTCTTCTCTACCCTCTACCCATCGGTATCCATACTGGGCCATCCACTCCTTAAGTGTCATTTCTTTGCTAAAAGGATTTGGTATTGTAATCACCCCCTTCCCTTTCGTATGCGTCTGTAGAGGCTGCATACTTTTTTATAGTTGACATGATACAGTTTTTCTACACAATCCCCATAAGCCAGACATTCCTTGTGGCTAGAGCAGCACCCTATTAGCTCCATAGATGTATTAGGAGCGCTTTGCCATGGCTTAAGTTTCTGGTTATACTTCGGAAGAACAGGTTTACTAGATTCTATCACAGGTAGCACAGGCGATTCCATTACTTTTGGGATCGCTTTTTTACGTGCTGCTGATGTAGGTACTAAGTTACGCTTCGGTAGTACTGCCATGGCCTACGCCCTAATAGAAAGTATTATTCTAGCTGTCCCTTTGAACCCCTCTTCACTTACCATGTAATCCTTAGCTTCCATAAGCTGAGCCTTAATGCACCTTAGGTATCGATCAATTTGATCCTCCTTCTGTTTTAGTTTCTCTGCTTTTTTCAATCGCTCAACTTCATTACATGCCTTCTCCCATTCTGTGTAATCAACAAGAGTGAAGCGCGGGACTTTACGTGATGTCCTATCCCAAGCACCACAGGAATCTTCCACCATTTCAACAAACTTTCTAAGTGCTCTGCTATGCCCATCACCTGTAGCATCTTCATAGGACACACGTAATATTTTAGGATCCTCAGAGTCTTTATCTACAGCTTTTATCCTGTAAATATTACCCCCATGGTGCCTGTATATTTCACCAGCTTTGACCTGTACAGCTTGCATAGATGGTGCTATACACTTTTCTGCACCCTCTGACTTACTTAGCACACCCTCAATCCGCGCCATTTGAAGACTACCATCTTCTGTTGGTGTTAAGGCGCCTTTCGCTGCCATTGCACGGTCCCAATATACCTGTGGAACTTTTTTAAAATTAGGTACACCTATAATTTGACCAAACCCAAACACTACACCCATAAATACCTTAGGGGATACCGTGGAAATTTTACCTCCTATGTCAAGGTAATGTACACAGCTGATTGCATTTGAGGGTGCAGGAATAATCTTAAATATTGGCCCATCGTGCCTTTGCCATATCTCCCCTACTTTTGGATTCTCTCTTTTCTCTTCCATAGGCTTTATCATCTCCTTAATTTGTTTAGTATCCTCTTCTGTGTACACGTATTCAGTGCAGAGTACTTTATCAAAACAATTTCTAAGTGTAGGCATTAAACGTGCACCTCAATTCCAGCCATTTTATACAATGGCATCATGTACTCAATGTCACCTAACGTTACATCAGATAGCTCTTTTCGCTCCCGTTTAGGCTTTACATAGGGTGTTCCTCTGTCATCCCACTTGATGTCTAAAGCATGTCGCCATATCTTACCTACTGAAGGCTCAGCCAGTAAAGGCATGACCTCAGAGAAACCTTCGATCTCCCGCTCCATGATCTCTTTAAGGATAATAGATCCCTCAACTGCATACTCAATTGGACACTCACACATGAGCTCATCATGGATTTGTATGACAGGCTTTAACCACTTAGGAGCATCTTTTCGAACGTTTACCATGGCCAGCCCCATGATGTCTGCAGCGGTGCCCTGCACGGGTGTATTAATGGCCTTGTTCTCCTCAGACTGACGTACCCACTTGTTTGGGTGATTGATACGTGGGAGAGCCCTTCTGTGCTTAAACATTGTTTCTACATATCCATGCTTACGGGCAAAGGCTATCATTCCATGCATGTAGGCTCTTACACCAGGATACCGTTGCATATACTGCTCAACAAATACCTTAGCTTGGTCCACAGTCATACCCATTCCAGGGTCTTTAGCTAATCCATACTCTGTAAGACCATATACCAAACCGAAGTTCACAGCCTTCGCTCGATACCTAAAAGGCTTATAAAGCTCTTTTACCTGTGCTTCAGTACAGTTTAGGTTAAAGACATCAATGGCTGTACTTGAGTGAATATCCCCACCATTAACTAAAGTCCTAATCATAGACTCTTCGCCGGTGTAAACAGCAAGCACTTTTAACTCAATTTGGGCATAATCCGCGCCGACCCATACTGTAATGCCTGAGAGATTATCCTTAAAAATAAAGTGCACAGGTTTAGTAAGTGGATTAAATAGCCCATAGTCTACAGTCAGGTCATATGTTGGAGCCTCAAACACCCCACGTATACCCATGGGGTCGTTCTCGGGTCTGGGAATATTTTGCAAATTTGGGCGTTTACTGGCTAGTCTCCAAGTACTAACTAGCCTAAGATTCGTGTGAACCTTGTGGGTGTCCTCCCGACAGAACTGAAGCATTCCAGTTGTATACTCCTGTGTGTCTTCATTCCACTTGCCAACATAAGTACTCTTAATTTTGTCATACTTACGTTTTTCCTTAAGGACATCCATGAACTTATTCCCACCACTGCTGGTATACACCTCAAGAAGACTATCTAAACTAACCTCTCCCATGCTAGGAAGTCCGGTCTTTTTAGACCTTTCTACATCCCCAAAAGGGACCTGTAAAACATGAAAGAATAACCACTGCATATGTTGGGTGCTCCCCCAGCTAAAAGGCCTAGCGTTCTTAATCGTTAAAGAGACGGGATCCTTTCGCCATTTACCCATAGGGTATGTTCCTACAGGGACCAAGACATTTCCATCCCCATCAGTATCAGCGTATCCTTTCGTTACCTCTAAAAGGCCTTCCTGCAGGAGAGGTGCCAACTCAGCTAAGGCTTTATCTGCAATGTACCCGAGCTTCTTAAGCTCTTCAGGATTGATCTGCCACCCGGCTAGTTCATATTCTGCAAGGACCATCATCCGAGGGACATCGAGCTCAACAATGACATCATAGACACCTTCTGAATGACACATAGGAAGAAGCTTGTAATAAAGTCCAAGTGCCCAGTCACTGTCAGAACAGCCATAATCAATTGTCTCTTGATCCACTGGTAGTTCATTAAAGGTTCTGCTCCTACTCATCTTCTTTGTCTTCGGAAGACCTTTCTTGGCACCTGACTTATAGAACTCCCCGGGTATTGGTTCTTCCCACTCAATTCTCCCCACGGTTTCCTCAAAGCTCTTAATCTGGCCGATGTGCAGTAACCCATGGACCCAGCCATTTGCATCGGCTAGAAGTGCCTTTGTAGCAGGCTTAAGTCCTAGTTGAACGTCCCAATCCTCCCCACGTTGAACCATTGTTTCTGGAAGAGCTAAAGCCTTAAGCATGATCATAGTATCCATGACCTTCCCATTACAGGCCTTCCCATTACAGGCCTTCTCAAACATGTCAATGCCTAGGCATATGCTCATACCATGCTCCATCTTAACGTTGTGGGCTATGATAAGGACCTCTGGGTGCTCTAACACTGGCTTCAGGAAGTTATCAATGAACCAATCCTTATCCCAATTGGCAGCATAGAAATCATGTGCTATTGGAGTGCAAAATGCCTGACCAATTTGATAAGCGAGTGATACACTGACAAGTTTGTGATCCTGAGGGTCTTGGGCCTCATCGTCCGGATCACCATCTGATTCATAGTCAAAAGCACAGACACCTGCTTTGATAATTTCCTCTTTAAGCTTCATAAGTCTACTGACATCATTTTTACCTAAAGCGTGGTACCCCATAGGCAACTCATCATTTAGAATAGTGACCCCATGTGGTAATCGACTAGCTCTAGGTATAATCAGCCTGCTAGGGGCCTTTACAGCCTCTGGGGTTATAATTGTACTCGGTGGTGAATTCAACGCCACAGGAGTCTGCTTTTGCAGGACTCCTGTTACTTTATCCTCTTCTGTAGGAGTTGGTCTGCCAGCTTTCTGACTCTCAAGACGTTTCTTTAGCTGCGTTAAACTTCCCATGGCTTTTTCTCACCATCACGACTAAGCATAGTCTCACCCATTACTTTGTCTTTAAACACAGTAACAACTACTTTATCTACTAGGTTTAAAACGTCTAAGGGTAGGTTAAGCCTAATCTCCCTTTTCTCCTTATCAAGGTCTAGCTGAACAATGTCAAATGAATTACGAATCATAATCTCATCGTCCACTAATTACACACCCCTTCCGAAGCTTAGTATCCAGCTTCTTCATTTCATCTAGGTACGCCTGATCACCATTAGGCTGTCTGAGTACTAGAATAAGCTTTCCAGCAGCGTCAATCTTTGTTAGGTCGCTACCTCCATCCATTAACATTTCCATCAGGACACCTAAGATACGTTCCAGAGAGTCCTTACTGAAATTCATAGCGCGAATCTTTTTAACTATTACATGGGCATCTTCCCATTTTTTAGGCATTCATTTATACACCCTTTCTAACACACAATAACCTTAGGCTGTTCCCGCTTGGACTTCACTACTACTACCTTAGCGCTTGACCCATATTGACCATATTGACCATATTGAGTAAAGTAATCTCTTACATAGCTTCTAAGCGGGGAATACTTCTCATCAAAGAATACCTCATTAAAATCAGCAAGGCATTTCCCGTTAATAACCTTATCCGCTATAACTTCTTTACTCACGAGCACTAAGGTCACATGCTCCTTTAAATCTAATGGCAAGGAACCAATATTCATGGCTACTGACAAACTATTTACACACCCTTTCTAAATAAGTCTTCCGAAGTTCTAGCATCCTAGGGGTTGGCATGTAGTACTTTTTCTGCTCACGCTTTATTAGGCCAAACTCCCTAAAAAGCTTCAAACGTCGCATAACTGGTTTATCACTCCAGTTATACTTTGCATAAATATCTTCAGCTGTAATAATCCCTTGATCACAAATGAATGTTATCAGCTCCTTGGTTAGCTCCTTAGACTCCCGCTTAGCAGTTGGATGGAGTAAGGCCATGAAGAGTATAATATCTCGCTGGTCTAGTGGTTGGATATCCTTATGCGGTATTTTCTGGGATATCATAAGCTTCACTTTCCGCTGATAGTCTGACAGAAGTTCAACTGGGGTTTTCACTTGGTATCACCTACTTTTCACTTTATTGTACCGTACCAAGTGGTACTTTATACATCCAAGTTTATACAACTTTGAACAATATGTCAAGCAAAGAGGAAGGGAGCCTATGAGCTCCCATCATTAACATAACTGGTTACTAGGCCACGCATCTCAACTACCAGTGCCTTTAAGTCTTCGTTTAGTTGCTTTTCACAGGCTGCTTCTTCATCAGATGTGAACTCTGAACCTATGCCATAAACCTTTTTTAAAGCCTTTTTTAAAAGTACTGTGTCTTCATCAGTTGAACCATAGCCATCGACATACATGTCGCTCTCTAGTAGTGCTCCATAGAGCAAAATATCCTTTTTAGTAAGTGTCCCATTCATGGGCACATTACCCACAGCTACCAATGACATAATCACATGACCATCTTTAGCATAAGGTTCACGCAGAATGTATGTTACCCTCTTAACGAGTTCATCCCCTGTATACTCCCCTTTTTCTGGGTCAAACTCTTGAAGTGTTAATGTATCACCTACTTTATATCCCCGGTCATCTACTCTTTCGTCAAATGTTTTTTCTCCTGTTTTAGCCACTTGAAAGTATACAGGCCATGCTTTAATGCTGTGATTTTTCACCCTTTAAACCTCCTCCTTTTTACAATAACAAATACTCTATAAACTTCGGTAACTTTCTAAGTCCGTCTCGGGTGCGCTTGATCATACTATGCTTGGTTAAGATGGCCAAACGAGTATTCACTTGAGCCCTCTCAAATCCTAACATATCCACAATCTCATTGGGCTTCAGAACGTCATTTCTACGGAACAGATCAATAAGTTCTGCAGAGGCTAAGGCATGGTCAGCAAAGTCTAAATCTTCCAAGGCCTTCTTTACCTCAGCACGTTCTGCATCGGTTAAGTCCGACTCCTCTTTTGACTTAGCGCTGTAAAGGTCCAAACGGCAGTTTCTGTCATCGTAAACAACGCTTAGGAAGTCCACAACGTACTCTACATGCTCTGGGAGTACAATGATCTTCTCATGTGTTTCATCAGTACTATGAACTAAGGAGGCTAAGGCTATGGACATACGGGCTAGCTTTTTTCGAAGGTCGGCGGGCTCCATAAGGGGAATATCCTGAGCATCCCCGTACTTTGTAGCTAGGTCATCAGCCCTTTGTAGAATCTTTTTCATTGTTGGTTTTCCAATGGTAATATCCTGTGGTTTCCTGCTCCATGCCCATAAGATTGAGTTACGGAGAGCTTCTGAAGACACTGCCTGAGTTGCGGGAGCCGGGTACTCTGCATTAAGGACTGATTTAGAAACGTCACCGGATTGAAGAAAGACTGCTAAGTCCAAACGACGGATATCTGCAGGGGTAGCAAAAAGGGGGCGAAGTGACTCAACTCCATGGGTATATCTGGATAAGGTCATCGTTCTTACTGGGTTAGTTAAGAGTATCAGACGAACCCGGGCATTTGTTTCAGTGTTCACGGTTCGGTCTACTCTTAAGACCCCAGTGGTTCGGGCTTCTGTAATTTTCCCGAAGTCTTCAGGATCCAGTTCTGAGAATTCATCAATAGCAATAAGCTTCCGATCAGACAAAGGATACTTACCCCATGTAATAAACCAGCGCTCCCCAAGCTGTTCTAAGCGGTATACTAACCCAGTACGGCTTGTTCCTTCACCGGATGCTGTGTTTCCAAGTCCACAGAATTCCATGATGTTATTCACCATCTGTGTTTTGGCCATTCCACTATCTCCAACAAATACAGTCTCCATCCAGCCACGTTTCTCTAGACTACCTTGGAAGTAGTAGTGCAGACAGCTGTGGTACACCATTAGTATAGCTAGATGAGGAGCGAACCTTTCACGCACCAAGGTTACGTTATCAACTAAGTCATCAACAATAAAGGATATTCGGTCATCCAAAGTCTCACCTTGTTGAACTTGAAAAACCCCAAAGGACTTTTTAACTTCATCGGTTAACTCAAAACTAGAAATACTGTCTTCCATAGGTTCATGCTTTTGACTAAGAATCGTCGCCATAGCATTACGGGGATGGCTGTACACATAGCCCTCAATTTGGTAATGGCTATTTGCCTGGATGTCATTACCTATGGCATACATCTTTCTGGTTACATACTCATTGCCTGACTCATCAACATCTTGATACTGACCTTCTGAAGTTTTAACCGACTTCACCCGGTCGGCCATGGGAACCACTAAAAGCTCTGACACGTTGATATGTTCTAGGACTTCATAAGACAGCTTATTGCAGGATGCTCCGCTATGGGCCCTAAGTACACCCTTCAAGTTGTTGTCATTTTGGTTTGTGGCCTCGATCAAGAAGCGCTCGTTCTCATGGAACTCTCGGTCATACGTTCCTTCGTATTCATGCATAACACAGGGTTTATCACAGTACTTAAAATTCCTGCATAAAAACCGGACCTTCTTAGGTACAATATATGGAGTGTCAAGTTTACCACTTACTAGTGCACTAAAGGACACTTTTTTCCCAGTGAACTCGGCTTTAGAAGTCTGGCTAAGATGCATCTCCTCTGCGGGTTCAGCGTCTATGGCATGATCCTCATGCGCCGGACAGTTCCGTCCACCACAAGGGACAGCCTCGTAGTCTTTACCTGACTTATCACCATGCAGACTTCGAATGTAAGCACATCCAAATCGGTACTTATCCTCTTGGTAGACTGTTTTAACACAGGATATAGTTGACGCTTCAGCTTCTGAGGATGAGCTAGATGTCATGGACGCTGGTATCTTCTTAACCCAAGCAACCAAGGTACGCTCTGTCTCTTTCTGTGAGGTTCCTACTTCCTTAGCATAAGCAGCTAAAGCCATGGTAGCCTTATTCCGATCCCCAGACTTCAGAATGCCACGTTCCATAATAAACTGCACACAGGCTGGTACACTTTCCATTTTAGATAGTACTTCACTTTTACTACCTGTAGCAGATAGTTCTTCCATCCTTAGGGCTTCTGTGAACTCTTGAACCTTCTTTAAGTACCATTCATTAGCTGCATCATTCAACTGAAGTTCCTGTATGTCAGGCGGGTAGAAGTCATCCCTAGGAGACTTTGCCAGAAACGTTATAATGCGCTCCAAGTCCCCTTTAAGCTCTCTATGGTAGAGCTCAACTTTAAACAGGCCTGACTTGTGGTGAGTCGAGTTAACAAGTCTAAGCATACGAGCATGCCCATAGATAGACCCCGTGTCTAGGCTCTTAAGCCCTAGTTGAGTTATTAGGTACATAGCTATGAGCTTGAAAAACCTATGGAGATTCTTATCTGGTTTAATTCCTAAAACAATGGGATTTACTAAGATATGAAACCCTTTAGACCCACTAAAATACACCCGAACTTCATCTTCTGTAAGGCCAAAGCGCTCAGTAAAGAAAGTAATGATTTTTACAGCGTCGATTCTGCTCTGCTCTAAGTTCTTAAGCCATACTAACCGCTTAAGGTCCGGATTAGCATCAACTTCTGCATTGATCTTTTGGCAAACTTCATCTGATAGGGGTATACCCATGTCATTATTTAGTATATGGGCTATAAGTTCCTTAGGTAGAAGGCCACTTACTTGCAAAGAATCTGTATCATGCCTACTCAAGGCTCCTATGTCTATTAGCCCGGGTTTGTTCTTTTTACCTTTGTCTGCTGCACAATCCCTAGCTAGCAAACAAGAGCTATCGATATCAAAAAACAGCGGGGCGTACATTTCCTCCCCGCCACCTTCACGCTTGATCCTGTTCGGGTAGCTTTGAATTGTTGCAAAGACGTTGTAATTCCCGTGTTTATTTCTGAAGTCTTCTACAGCGGGTCCCTGCTCTACGCGAACCCATTTAGACCGCTGCCCAGACTGAGGGTTAAGATAAAATACATCCACGTACTTGAAGTTCAGAAGATTGTCCTCTTCTTTACCTCGTTTCTTACGAGCTTCTCTTGCCATACTCTTTCCCCCTGATTTTCTTTGAGATTCCTGACAATGGATAGTCTATCATCTTCTGCCTCTGCGAAATAGTATAAGCGTCCTTTCGGTACGTTCTACATACAGAGCTAATTAAAGATGAGTCTAGGCCCATGTACCAGTTCCCTATTTCTAAGAGTAAAGGCCCCTGACTAGTCAGAGGCCTTTTGTACGCTATGATGCTTGCTTACTTTTTATTAACCGTTGTGATCCCCGTGTTCACTGTATTAGTTGTTCCATCTGGGTTAACGATGCCAATCATAGTAAACTCTGCACGGCTGTAACGGTTAGTAGTTCCGTTCTGAATCTGGCGACTAATGGTAGCCTGAGTGACGACACTCCCAATTCCGAAACCAGCCTTGGCCAGTTGACCTACATAATCAATGAAGCGCATCGCTGAAGCAGTCGGTAGGTGGAACTGCATTTCGATAGGCTCGTCGCCTGCCTCTGCCCCATCTTCTAACCAGTGCATTTTAAACCTGAGTTTGTATCGATCATCAAGCTTAACATCGCTGTCATGATAAATGTTAACTCCACCAGGAAGCTCCTCAACCCACTGATAGTATCGCTTACCATAAGTAACGACTAACTCAATGCTTTGTGTTACTGTGTTATCTGCTTTGAACAGAAAATCTGATCCATCCATGGTAACAAAGTTTCCGGTGTTTCCCATACCTTCAATGTTATCAAGGATTCCGGCGTTAAGGTCTTGGACTGTCCCCGGTACTGCTACCGCTCCACTACCTTGAACTACTGGGGTGTTATTTACAGGGTCAGGTGCTGCTTGGGCTGCTGCTTGGGCTGCTGCTTGGGCTGCTGCTTGGGCTGCTGCTGGATCTACACCAGTTGGGATCTGATTTACTACCGCTGCCGGGGCTGCTGTTGGGCGTGTTGCTCTTAATGCACACATAGAAATTTGCTCCTTTCATACTGCCGTGCTCTCTTCTCTCATTTCTCAATTCTCGTTTCTCAATGCGTGAAACTTGATTCTCTTTGCACGTTCGCAGGCTGCTAAAATTTCAACCTACCAAATGGCATTCTGAAGCCGTATTAAAATCACGCTTTTCAGCATTTATAATATCATTCATTCAGAATGCCATTTGCTAGGCTGAACCTAGCGGGGTTACTAATGGCTTTACCCCTAGAGCAAGTGATTGTTGAAGGCACTTTCTCTGTTTTTTATCTAAAGTACCTGACAAGAGGCACTTTATACCTTTTGGTTGGCGCAGTTGGGTTTGAACCAACGACTTCCGAGGTATAAGCTCGGCACTCTAACCACTGAGTTACGCGCCATTATTTGGTAGGGAGGATGGGTAGACAAGTTTTACCCGCGATTATCTTATCGCCTTGTCTGCAACCATCGAGGGAAGCGGTTCTTTTACGCAGACTTCAGTTACTCATCCTACCTCACTCCATCTCAGCGACCTAATAAGGTAACTAGGAGCGGATTAAAGAATTACCTTTAATCTATATAAGAGGGAATGGTTTTGCTTCACTCCCCTTATAGTCTAGGCACGGGTGAAGGAATCGAACCTTCTTCACTAGAAGATTTCTCTAACTAGCTACCTTTACTCTATCCCGCTGATAATTTGAACGACTTATATTTTTTGGGACCCAGGCAAGGAATCGAACCTCAACACACGCTTAACCAGCTTTCCCCTAAGGAAAAGGTGTACACTCTGGCCGTTGCTCTACCATTGAGCTACCCAGGTCATATTACGGAAGGATACCCTTAGCCTCTAGGATCTCTACTAAACTCTCTGGGGGAAATCTTCGAACTGCATTCTTCCCGTTCGGGTTGACATTCACATGCTGGATGTCAAAGTCCTTAAGTATGCGGTAGAACGTCGCCCTACTTTTACAAGGCACTCCTTTGTCTGTTAAGTAGTCCATAGCCTCCTGCATGGTCAGCATACGCTCGGTGCTTACAGTCTTGCTACATCGTCGTGGTGCTGGTCGTTTTAGTACCATATGAGCTTCGCTCCTTCCATGCTGATAGTATATGTAATACTAACATATTTTATGAACAAATACAACCAACAATGAACAAAATTATTTTGTTAAGTTTGTAAATTGTTGGTCATTGTATGGGCAGGTTTCCACGGCATCCTCATCCAGTACTGGAATATCATACTTAATTAGCACAAAGCGCAGAGGGCACTTCTTAACAGCTTCAGCGTTGTAGTCGCACCCTTTGCACACCTCAATAGCTTGTGCTGCTATATAGAGCAGGTGGTCTGTTTCTATAGGTGTTACACTGTCCAGCTTCTCCATGTTTTTGTAGGCTCTAATAGCATTATCCGTATACTTTACAATGACTTCCACACTATTCGTGCCTACTCGTATTCTTTCTGCCTCAAGTGGATCTAGACCCTCCAGTAAAAAACCAAGTACTTTTTCTGAAAAAGTTTTGGCTGTCTTTGCATACTTTAGCTGATTAGCTGGTCTTTTAAGCTTCTTCCAGTTGGTTGTTTGGTTGCCTAGAAAGCTTATAAAGGAACTTAGTGTCAGAACAATATTTTTCTCCTCTTTGTTTAGATAACTACGGCCCACCTCTTACCATCTCCTCCTTGGATTAATCGTCGTACTGCCAATGACCGTTTCTAGGGGCATTTCATGGATCGTCTCACAATGATTTCGAAATGGGAAAAAGCCCCGGCCCTCGACAACGTGCTTCTGAAGCTTTGCCCGGGCCTGCTCCTCCATATCATAGAAACTCTCGGACTCCTCGACCTCTACAAGGACTTCGATAACCATGATCGCCGTAGCTTTTTTGCCTGTGCGCTTAGGTTGAACGACTTCCACGGTTACCACTCTCCTTTACTTTTACTTAACAAATAGTATATTAGGGCACTTACACTTAGGGCATTCTAGATAATCATAACTGTGCCCTACTTTTAAAATTACCCATTTTGGTAGCTTAAGATAATCATACATGTTGTAGTAGTCCACTACCCCATGTAGACCACAACGAGTACATTCATGGGTTGTTGGTGCCACGGGCACGGTTATCATCTCCTCAACTTCATTCTAATACTAGCTTTTCTTTTTTCGTAGCTTTTCCCTTTGAGCTAATGCACCTTCACAAGTCCCATATACCTTAGTTTTATACGCATGGTCTACTGTAACTCCATGCCCAATACCAAAGCGCTTACCTGTTATGCCACATCTTGAACACTTCATAACATCATAGTTTCCACGGTTATTAATGACAGTAATTAAGTTCTGTTTAGCCCAGTCATGGGTATGAGCGTTACTGCCATCAATAATTCTTACACCTAAAAGCTCTCTTACACTTTCATGGGATCTCAGGGTCCTATTAAATCCATCAATGAGGCTCTGAGCATAAACTTCAGGATCTGCAGAATCATCTATGTGGTTCTCTTCAAGGTGTTCTTCACCTGTTCTTAGGACTTTAACTGTCATTTCTATTCGCATAGAGTATCATCTCCTTTTTCATAAAACTCTACTTCATGGATAATTCGTTCTTTACCCCAGTACTCTTCAAGAGCTGGCACAATGTCTTGATACCAAGTGTGGTTAAATCCAGAATCAAAGTACATCATTGCCGTTCCTTCTACATCGCTTGGGAAAAGCGTTGCTCCAACATTTCCGCACCAACCATGCGTATCTACCCATTCCCAAAAGGCCTTGTACTCCTCTTCTGTAACGTCAGAGATAAATACACTATGCCCTCCCCCTTGGATACTCTGTATAGGCACTAGTTGTTACCTCCCCCTAAATCATATTTATAAAGTCATCCTTACTAAGAATACTAGCAAAGGCTGTGTCATCATTGTCGATCATGGCACTGAACAGCTCACGCTTACCCTCAAGGATCTTTAGCTTGTTCTCCTCATAAGTTCCCCGGGTTACCATATTAATGGCTATTACTGCGTTCTTAACCCCGCTCCGGTGAACTCGCGAGTATATCTGGGCCATCTTCTGAGGATTCCATAATTCATCGTAACATATGACGTAACTTCCAGCATCCAACTGAAGACCATAGTTACCAGCTGTCGTCATGAGTACACATTGGATATCCCCTTCTTGAAAGCCATCCTGAATTTGGGCTGTTTTTCTGGCCTGCATACCACCATGAATGTACCCTATCTGGTCCTTCTGAAGGATCTTTGAGTCAATAAGCCAATTATACAGGATATCAGTCATCTCCCTGTACTGACTGAAGAGCACAAATTTTTTAGGACCTATGTCTTCAATCAAATGAGCTAGTTCATTCAGCTTACCACTTTCAATAGGCAGGGTATCATCTCCTAGGACCTCCTTCAGGAGCCTTGGGCTATCAAGGAGTTGCTGAAGCCTAGTGAGTTGGGCTAAAGTCTCTAAGTACGAAAACTCTTGAGTTTCTAGGTTCTGAAGTATGCCCTCTTTGATCATAGCATAGAGCTTAGTTTGTTCAGGAGTCATAGTCACCCAGTAGTCTTGGACTGTAAGTTCTGGCAGGTCTGGTAGAGCCTCTTCCTTTGTCTTCCGAAGCATTATAGGGGCTATGCGGTCCTTTAATTCCTGCATCATACCCACTTTAGGGCCTACAATGGTTCCGAAGAAGTCCTTCTCACAGTAACGATCAATAAATTTAAAGTGAGTACCTAAAAGTCCTGGCCTACACAAGTCTACAAGTGACCAGAGCTCTTGGATATTGTTCTCTAGGGGTGTTCCACTCATTGGGATCTTTCTACCTGCATTGGGAAGGGCTTTGAAGATTCTTTTAACAGCTGAGCTCTTGTTATTTTTACACCTGTGAGCTTCATCAAGGATCACACACCAGCGATCATTAATTCTCGGTATGATGTTATGAAGCACGCGCCTCTTTGCTAGGCATGGGGTCTTCTTACCATAAATCTTATGTTCCTTTGCTTCTGCAGAAGACACCAGCATTTTAACAAGTGCTTTACTTGCGACAGCTAACCCTTTAGCACTGTCAGCTTTTCGCCCATTTGCATCATTATTTTCAGATGCTAATCTAAAGTACATGTCTATCTCATCTTGGTTTAGATCACGAACTTTATCCCACCGGTCAACTTCACTATCATGGAGAAAAAGCTCATAGTTCATAACAATGATAGCTGCCCCGTACTGGTACTGAAGATACTGGACCTCTCGTAAACTCCGTCCTTTTAACTTCTCCTTTGTGCCATCGTCCCATTCCACCACTTCTGGCTTATCCCCATCGACAATTACTACCTCAAGGTCAGTCCACTTCTGAACTTCTTTCTCCCATGTCGAGTACTTCAGAGGCGCTGGGCAGATTACTAAACAATAATCAACAATCCCTCTATTCTTCCAGTCTAAGAACGTTGCTAATCCTGTCAGTGACTTCCCAAGACCCATGTCATAACCGAGAATAGCACCCTCCCCCTGCTGAAGAACATCCAAGAAGGCTTTGCCAACTGCCTGATAGGGCCGTAGAGTTCCTTTAAGACCTTTAACCGTGGCAACTGCTTTTGACTCATCAGCTGACTTAAGCTCAATAGCTTTCTTATTTCTAACGTCAAGAGCCTTTACAAGGCGCTGTATATCCTCAGAAAGCTGCAGGGATGGGAGAATACGCTTAGCATCCATTACACTCTCTATGGGCACCTCCCAGCGCCTGTCACTTGAATTCCATGCAGCCCCTGGTACTACTTTAATAAGGGCTTTGTAGCTGAACGTATTCCCGTTGAAAAAGGCATGCTTGGCATCGACTAAGTCTAAAATCATAGGTTTTCACTCCTCACAGTAGTTATTTTAGGGGCTTCCTGCCCCGCCCCTTACTGGGATCATACATAGGAACTTTTAAAAAGTGGATGGTTTTTTAGTCATAGTGACTTTTCCATCCCCTAGCTTCCAAAATCTCAATGCACTCTTCTATAGAGTATGATTCACCTGTAACACCATGACCCTGGTCCTGACATTCATTTAGATCATAGCAGTCATCACATACATCCAAAGTCCCACCGAACCGAGGATCGGTATATACTTTCGTGGACTCTCTTCCACACCCACACAGTTTCTTTTGGGCATCAGTCTCCTCAGCAGGCTCTTTTAAACTTAGAGATATCCTAGCTTCTAGGTTAACAAGTTCCTGAAGAAGACTACTTGAGACTTTTGAAAGGCTAACCTTATTGCTGCTTAGTACATAAGCACTATGACCAGCTTTATCTACTATCTGCCCCCGTGCTACTTGCGCTTTCTTAACTTCATTAAAAGCCTCTAAGAATATCCATCTCGTCCCATTGTTTGCTTTTCCCCGGGTATTAAATAGCGTACCATCCGAAACTCTAATCATGCCTGTTGGGGTTACCTTTTTTACCAGTACCACCCTAGTATCACCCCTGCTGCCAATGTGTGAGCCACCGACTGTATAGCAAACCTCATCACCTACTTTTAGTGTTTTAACCCACGATACATGTTCTTTTTCAGTCACTAAAATCATCTCCTTTAGTCTTCTCATTGTAACCTATTTTAGGGTACAAGTATACACAACTTTGAACAACTTTATTTACCAAAAAGGCAGCGTTAAGCTGCCTTTTAACCTAGCCCACCACTATTCTCATCGTAGGACTCTGTCTTCTGAAGCTTTGAGCCAATAACCCCAACTTCTGGCTTATACTCTAGTATCTGGTTTCTCCATACATAAGTTTTGTTGACGAAGTTCATGCCGGCTGAGATATACACTGTATCATAGGTTTCTTCGTCTTCAGTAGGTTCAAGCATAGGGTTAAGCACATAGCTACCTGGTGTTTCTTTTATGAGAAGCCCAATAACGGAGGGTGGCATGCTGTTCAAATGATCAGTTTGTGGTACTAAGAATAACTTTACCCACTGTGGCTGTGCTTCACTCATTGGCTTTCATCCTCCTCAAATCTTGGTGATCGACTGAGCTGTTCAAAAACGAAAAGCATATGATTAGGGCTACCTTCACCTAAGCCATACTCTTTTTGAATATCTTGCATGACTTCAGTATACTTCTCCCGAGATACAGCTAGAAATTTAACGTTTACAGGAACACCCCCAAATAGCCTTCTCAAGAGTTCATCGTGTGCTTTACTCACGAGTATCATGGCATTAACAAAATCTAGTGCTTCTGCATCCTCACAAGCTACCATCTAGCATGCCTCCCTATCAATTAGTCTTTGTATCTCCCCTATGGCATCGCCTATAGTCTTTCGATGATAAGACGTAGACGCTGTATGCTCATATTCTCCCACGAGCGGATAATCAACTGCTAGTGTATCAATTGAAATGCAGGCCACTACCACACCCCGGTAAAAGAAACGAATGTTTACTTCACTAGCAATAACCGCATGGTTACCACGGTCACAGGCCCCGGTCTTTAGGGCCTCCCTAACCATGCGTGCTTTTACTTTACGTAACTTGGAATTACTAAGCTTAGCCAACAGTTCTTCTCTAGACATTACTTTGCAGCTCCCCTCTTTAACCTACTTAGTCTGCTTAGCGGTGGCACTGGTGTTATCCGATCCTCGAAGGCTACCCAGTAACTATACCCTGCAAGACAGGAATTATGCCCTTTCTGGTATATACCTTCTTTGTACCTAGTACCCGACTTCTTAAGCTCCTTTATCTTACTCGTTAGGGCACGCTTATCCTTAAATTTCTCAAATACAGAAAACTCCCCCCTCATCCGGATCTCAATAGCATCCTGCCCTGTACCCTCAATATCACTAGCTTCTACAGGTATAACATCTCCGGCCTTACTTACCTCAACAAATGAGCTGCTGCACACCTGGCAAGTAGCTTTAATCTCCCGGGTTGACCATATTGTCAGGGGATATCCGTTAGAAGCTACACACCTACACACAAACTTTCGATTATAGCTCTTAGGCTCAGGCATCTTAGCAGGACTTCCGTAACATTTAGAGCCCTTAGCTGCTATGCCAATATTTATAGCCAAGTTCTTAAAGTCTTTGTTATGCCAAGCCTTAGGACGTTTTTCACCCTCATGAAGAATTAAGCCATCTTTAGTGTGCTTCTCATAGATAACTTCATCCTGATACTGATGAATCATCTGATGCTTAAGGGCTTCAAGTATCCTAGTCTCTGTATTCAAGGCCACAAAGTTACGATTGAGTATTATATGATTCTCAAGACCTGCAGAGTCAGCATTTGCCATATAACTACCAAGCGTCTTATGGGATAGCTTCTCAATCGTTATAAGAGGCACTGAAAGCCTTCCTTGGAAGTACTTATGGTTGTAGTCATCATGAGCCTTATAGAGCACACTCATGATAGCATTCTGCCTAGTCTGGAGCAACTTTAAGGCCTTCTTCACCTCTAGTTGGGTAACCTCTACAATAGGCTGCTCATGAACTTCTGTACTCGGATATCCTGCAGTTGTGATGCTCTCCATGCCCTCATAAATACAGTCTGATGGACTCATATACTCTTGATTACAATGTATAGAAGGATCCAGCAGCACGGGGTTAATATCACTTCTTTTTGCCTTTAATACCCTTGGCATAAATTTACAGCTCCTTTAGTAGTTTATTTTGGGGGACATAGCCTCCTCCTGCATGGCTTCCGAAGCCACTCATAGCTAGTATACACCGCTATAAGCCTTAGTATGCAAGGTATTTTTAATGGGAATAGGCAAAAAGAAGTATACATTAGTAATTTATAATATTAAAAATTCGGGCTATTGGAGGTTACGTATGAGTTGGTACGTAATCGCAATTACTTTTCAGAAAATAGGGGGTGTCTCTTTTAAAAATATTTTTAACACTTTTTAAAAACATAAAATAAAAAAAAAAAAAAAAAATTTAACACAGAAGAAAAACCGATGGCATATGAAAATTACGTACCAACTCATACGTAATCTAAAAAACCCTTTTACTTTTTCTCTTATATAGATACTTTTCATGGTGTTATCTGATTATTCTGACAGTTATAAAATGGGAAAAGACCCCTATATTAGGAGCCTTTATTCTATAAAAATAAATTCATTAATTTCGTATGATTCATATGCGCCTATAGGGTTTTCATCTTTGTATACTTGAAGTTTCACCATGGAGGTAAATGCCCCAATATCTGTGGATCTACCCAATCCATCATTTATAGATAGAGTGTAAATTTTACTCACTCCTTTTACTTCCCTTCTTTTCTATAATTTCCTCAATTTGAGACTTCGGGACCCATGCTTCAAACGTCTGATTGTGCAGAACTGTCATTAGCTTCTTCCGGATGGCCAACCGCTCTTTCTTACTTGAAGTTAGGATATCACTCGGATAGTCAACCCCTAGCTTTGCACAGCATATAGCACCATAGCCTATAACCATGGATGCAGGTTCAGTCAGCTCCCTCCCACACCTCATACACCAGGAGCCTTCAACCATATCTGCATGCCCCTTCAGGAGATAAGCCTTATGTGTTTCCCTGAGAACCTTCCCTGTAATCACCCGGGACCCAAGGTCATTTTTCTTGGTCCAGAACTGCTTCATCTTGAAGGTCATGGTCGGAAGGTCCTTCTCGTCCACAGGTTTATCAGGATTTGATCTTTCTGCATCTTGCCCCATGCACCTCCGTAGGGCTGTAATCATATTCGGGGTGAGCACCTGACCATTATTGATTCTCTTGAACATATCAGAAAAGAACACAAAACTGGAGTCTTGTGCTTTCTGCTCTAGCCAGTACAAAAACTCGCCTTTCTGAGCATCCAATATAGGCTGGATAGATACTTGGACCTCTTTGGGCTTCTCGGGCAAAATAGGTGCCATTCTATTGTCCTCAAGGGATTTTTTGCTTGCACGTAGTTTCATAGTTTACACGCTCCTTTTTGTTTTAGGGGAGGCTTGCTCCCCTGCTCTTCTAAAGGTTTTAAACCTCAGACCATCTACCAGCTTTCTTAATTTCGCCATAAAGTAACTCAGTTATGGGTGCCTTGTATATTCGCAGAGGGCAAGTTCTCTTGTGGACAGCCATACGATTACCATCAATCTCTTTTTTACAGTATGGGCAAGGTAACTTTGAGTAGCCAGCACGACCAGTTCCTAGTCTCATAATTTATCACCCTTTCTGCAGTAGATCATTAATCGTCTTCACTTTTTTGACTGAGAAGTCAAAGTGCACATACTTTTTACTGAGCTCGTTTTGTTCAGTTAAACTTAATGGGGATCGTGCCTCATTAAAAGTGAAGATAAACCATTCAACATGCTGCATAAAATCTAGGGTCTGCCCCACAAAAGCAGGCTTCCCATCAAGGAAGTGTGGTGTTCCAGAACTTGCAAAGCTCAGGATATGCAAGGCTATCTTATCCTTATAGTTTTGTTTAATCCACCTAGCAGGTAGATAATGTATGGTGTACTTTGTGTACGCAGGGTACTCTTCACAGTAGCTAATAAATTTATCAAGGGATTCTTCCAGCATCTTGCAGTAGCTCTCAGCATTGGCTTTAGTAATAAGTTGTTTCATCATTACACGCTCCTTTTATTTTAGGGGATACTCCCCTCTATCTATACTATACATAGGCATCTTTAAAGAGTGGACGGTAGTAAAAGGGCATAGAAAAAGTAGCCCCCTGCTAGGAAAAGCTACTTTTTCACCCCATTTGAAAATGAATACACCCCTGCCAAGAGAAGGTACTTTCAAGTGGACACCAAGTCTAAGGCGTTAGAGCACCTTATACCTAGTACAGTATACCACCGTCTATTTGATCAGTACAGCGTCTTTCAAACCCTTACCGGGGTCAAAGGTTGGCACCCGTTTAGCTGGTATCTGAATAGGCTCTTTTGTCTGAGGATTACGCCCGGTGCGTGCTTCACGGTCTACTGTTGCATATGTACCGTGTCCGACGATTTGAACCTTGTTTCCCTTAGCCAGATGCTCCTCGATGATCTTAAAAACTGCGTTCACGCTTGCTGTTGCATCCTTTTTATTGCTTCCTGTTTTTTCTTGAACGGCTGCAATGAGTTCAGGCTTATTCATAATTTCCCCGGTAAAATCTGCCTTAGCCATGGTTTATTCCCCCTGTTTTCTACTTCAGAAGCTTGAAGTCTTCTGAGCCCTGTGATATTGCCCTACCACTTGAGCAAAGTATAACAACACTGAACAAGTTTGTAAAGTAAAAAGTCAGTGATTTTAACTACACTGGCTTTTACCCTTTATATTAAAATCCTATAATCTTTTGTTTGGAAGTTAAATGCTTAGATACATCCTGCGCTAAGTTAGACTCACTATCCACTGCGTAGCTGGATCTAGATGATATAATAGCCCCTGCTGAAGAGATAGTATTTGGGGTTTTTTCAGTTGTTAGGCCAACCCGGGTGTTAAAAGTTTCGAAGAGGCCTACTGAAGTTAGGCCGGCAATGGCTCCGGCCCACAGTCTAACAGGAACTGTTAGATCAGTAAACGGGTAGGCTAAGTACCCGACAATGAGCCCTAAGAGTAGCCCGAGAAGTGGGATAAAGTTTTTTGGCATGGGAAACGATGTTTTGACAACCTGTACTAAGGCAAGAACAACAGGTGCCAATACCGAGGCAAAGGTAACAGCAACGTCCATAAGATAACCATTCTCCTTTCTTAGTATATTATCCTAAGTACTTAGTTACCGCTGCAGCTGTATCATACTTAGTCTTTCCAGATAGCAGGACTTCATTAGGATGTCCTGTTGTTGGTCCACCAATGACGATGAGTTTAGTGGCAGACATAGCTTCTGAAGGAATCTTTCGGTCTGTGCCCTGCCTAACGTATGTGGCCACACCACCGAGTCTAGCATCGATGTCCTTAGCTGACCAGTCATCTTCAGGAGAGAATTTTAAGATAGCAATAGCTGGCACCGTACTTCCTCCTTTCATTAGCCTTATAACCTCAGAAACGTATCGTTCATAGGGAAAGTTATCCCCTGGGCAATCCGTAGCGTAGTCATCCTTGTGTTTTCTAATGGTCCTCTTTGAGGGTACTAGGCCAAACTCTTTCATTTTTTGAGCTACATATTTTATGGATGATCGAAACTGGGCTTCCCCCATAGCATCTTTCGTAAAATCACCTATGTGTGAAACCGCAAAAGCTACTTCATTCATCGAATGAACCTTGTCAGGTGACATCCCCGGATTATGGGCTCCACACCATTTAGTATCCCGCCCTATGCCAATGGCCCCATTAGGTTCAATTACAGCGTTGTAGCCAATATCTCCCCAGTTATTTGGTGGTCCAGTATGGATCTCACGAACCTTTTGCGTATTTTCTTCATGCCCTGCAGTATGGTGTAGGTTTATGTAGGCATAGGGTCTGGTTCTCTCCTTCACTAGGCATTGACTCCTTCCTCACGCATAGACCTTGCCCGTTCATTACTCTGTACCTTCTGAAGCTCAGCCTTTAACTCAGTGACTTGCTCTTGCAACCTAATATTTTCCTCACTTAGCTTGCGGTTCTCAGTTTTAATTGACTCCATTTCCACACTTAAGGCCCTGCTGTGGCTCCTCTCGGCATTTAGCTCTTTTCTTACGAGTAGAAGTTCGTCACGCAGCCGGTCAATATCCGTGCAAAAGTCATCCATCATTTTATCTTGTCGCTCATCAAGCTGTCTTTGACGTTCTACAGTCTGAGTTACTAGTTCTGACTGAGCTTTTGCTTGAACCTTGTCCTTTTCTGATTGCACCCTGCTCTTGGAAGTCATTCGAGTGGTGAAATAACCACACAGTCCAGATACAATTGCAGCGACAATACCTACCCACCATGGCATAGAATTTAACGTTAAATTTGTAGGTCCACCCATAAGCACCGCCCCTTGCTATTAACTTCGGAAGTATTTAGGCATAGCTAATATTACCATAGTATACAGTTTTAGCCTATACCTAATTATAAAAAAGGCCCTCCATTCAGGAGGGCTTCGGAAGTAGATTAACTAGCACACGGATGAGTAGGGACTTAAACTACCGGAATTACATCACCATAACCGTCAACGATTAGAATCGCGTTGGTATCAGCTTGGTACGTTTGGTAGAGCGGGATTGCAAAGATTTGATTGTAGTATGTCTGTGCTGCAACTAATCCTGATTCGTTATACTTGGTTATTGTCCTCATTGCAAAGTATGCTGCCATATTCTTTTCCACCTCCTTTCACCTCCTTCATATGTTATTATCCCCATGTCTAAAACATGGGGATAAAATTAACTAAAACAAAATCAAGTACAGTTTGTGTTACCAGTAATTCATTTTTTAGCTTGGCGCTTTCTTCTTGCAGTAGCTCAAATTCTGTCTTTGGCGCTACCACATTCCTAATAGCATCAATCTCTTCCTGCGATTTACCTTCAACCCACTCACCTGCCACATATCTAGGAAGATATAATCCTGCAGGAACTTCGAGAGAAACTAGACCTTCGGATGTTTCCTCCCAGTCTTCCAATAATACATCTTCTACGAAATATCCATTTTGGTCAATGCGTATTACTTTTTTCATATCAATATTCCTCCATTCCTTCAACAGTACCTAGTTGCTCATCAGTATCTTTGTCTACAATAACAATACCGTGCATCTCACCTTCATAGGCGTAGCATAACGCATCTTTAGGAAATTTGGCTAGTTCTTCTAGGACTTCACCGACTGTTTTCATTGTTTTACTCCTTTACTGTTCTGCTCTGAATGGTGGAATACTGGAAAGCGAAAACCAACCTGTCCCCAAACCGTTTGCCCCCATAATAACTCCCCCAGAAGATGTTACAGTTATTGCACCTATAGCATTATTAGCCACTGTAGCAAACGTAGCCGCAAGTAGAGGTCTGTATCCTACGGGTAAGAGAAATGCTGATACACCAAGAGTTCCTCCTGACATAAAACCTTTCAAATGTATCATGCCTAAACTATCCTTAAAATAAGCTACTGTATCATTTATTCCACCATAATTAACCCACCCATTCAGCAAAGTAGGTGCAATCCAGTTGGGCTGTTGCGCGTTTGCCTTACCCCTCTCCACAACGCTAACCCTAGTCTCAACTTCAGAAACCTTCTCCACTGTATGACCTAAAACAGTATGATCATTTGTGTCGTAAGTTCCTGTTGCAGTTAGAGCGTTTGTGGTGTAGAGGTATTTATCCAAGACTTCATAGGTTACTTCATAGAAAGCCGTGGGGTCGAAGTTAGTAGAAGTATATGCCCTGAATAGCCCATAACTATAAAGAAG